TTACTGCCCCCCAACCACCGGCACTACAGATATTTTTCGGTTATATCTTGCAGTCTGCGAAGCATTTTTGTGGCCTGATATTTCCTGTTTCTCATGCAGCGTTCCTTCCAGATCAGATATCCCTTTAGCTTTCAGATCATGGAACGTGAAGTTGAATTCAAGCTCAGGATATTTTTCAGCAGCAGCCTTTTTTGCCTTCATCCATTGAGCATTGAACGCATCACGCGTATAACGAGATCCAGATTGCTGATGAATTACATAAAGGCTAACCATGCCGCTGTTTAATGGAAGTTTATCTGCCATGTTAATCGCTTTTGACAGTCGTTCTGTCCAGGCCTTTATCTGGCTAACTGCTGTTTTACTTTGCTGAATTAGAATTCCTTCATCAAGGATCTGACTTTTCTTAAGGTCAAGAATGTCACCCTGACGTGCGCAGCATAAATAAGCTAACTCCATAGCGATTTTAACCGGCACCGTAGAAACGCTGAATAGTGCATCATATTCTTTGTCCGTAACATAGCGGGTGCGCGCCTGTTCCTTAAATTGCTTCACACCCTGGCAAGGATTCATCTTCACTTTTCCGCGCTCATATGCCCACCTGAACACCCTCGATATAAACGCTTTCTCTCGGTTCGCCTGGACTCTGCTTTTAACACCTCTTTTATCCATATACTTCCTGATATGCTCAGGCTTGATATTGTCTGGCTTCATCTTCCCGAAAACGATATTTACCTTTGAACCATATTTTCGGTAGTCCTTTCTTGTTTCTGTTGCTAACTCATGAAAGTCACCGGAGTTAAAAAACTCTTCACAGAGTGCGTGGAAATTTGAGCCAACCTTGATATCGTTTATGAAGTTTTCATAGGCAGCCCAGACCTGAGACTTTGTGAGATCGTGGTTGCACAATCTCACCGTTCTACCGTCTGGAGTTCTGAACTCATAAGCTGATTTTCCCCGACGAACGCGGGGCGGCATCCAGTTATCTTCTGGGTTTTTGCGGATTCTGGGCATTACATGTCCTTAAAGTTTGGTTCTTCTTCCTCTGGATTGTTCACTACCAACTTCAGGCCAGCAGGGTTAGTTACATGATCCCATGTAGTGCCTGGTCTGCCGTCTTTTCGTGGCACGAAAAATACACCGCTTTCTTTCAGCGCGCGGCACTGAAGGGAAGGGCGACGATAACCAGTAAGCTGATAGAGGTCATCAGGGGTAAGAAAACGTTGGCTTTGTCCGCTCATCGTATAGCTCTCCACTTAACCGGCTGCACCCGGCTATCTCTTATAGAAAATGCATGATGAGCAACCGCCACGGAGACCATCATTGCAGGTACGACATCTTTTGGTTTCGGTGTAATAAAGCTGGTGGACCATTTCCTTTGGCATGAGAACCGGCATCGGCACGCGGATAACCAGTTTTTTGAGCCTGTCGATTTCCGCTGCATGCTCCAGCGCGATATCTTTCCAGTCCTGCGCTTCGGCCATCCACCAGGCCACGTCGTCTTTAAGGCGGCGCGAACGCCGCTGTTTGAGTTTGCTTACCATGGCAGCCATCCCATTTGCTGCAGTGCGCCGATTGCCAGCAGTGCAAACATCACGAAGTCGAATGGGTTAGGCATTGGCCACCTCCGGAGGAGGGAAGCTTGGAAGACCGTCATATACCTGATCAAGATGGCCACGCACCTGCATGCGGCGAAGAGCGCTGTACATGTAATCGCATTCTGCCTGCTTATTGGCGGCGAAAGGCTTGGATGATTTATTGCACCACATAGCATTGCCTGGCCATCCGTGAACTTTATAGACACGGCCATTTTTTACATGAAGTAAGCCCCAGCCTGGAGGTAGTTCATGCACCTCAATAAACCCAGGCTCAGCCATAAAGAATCGCCAGTCACCCATGCCTTCGCTTGGCATTCTGCGGAATGGTTTCTTGCGGTCAGCTAGGAAGTCAGCGCGCGAACACTTCACTTCGATCAGGCATGAGGCGAGATTTCTGAACCCCAGCGCATCAGGCTGCTCGCCAGTAGACACGGCAGCAACAAAGCGATCGTGAAAAGCAACCTTGAAGCCGTTGTTCTGGAGGAACTTACATGCCAGCACACATAGCTCGCTGTGAGTTAATGCCATCACTTCACCCCCTGCTGCGGTGCTGCTGGCAGTGGCATCCAGTGGAATACATTGCACGATATGACGTTATCAATTGGCTCATCACTTGTGCTCCAGGAAATATCTTGCAGCCACACCTGACCGTTGTAGGTTGCATGTATCGGTTCATCATTGACTGGGAAGCACAGGACTTTAACGCCAACCTCCGGCATCCGCTCACTGCAAGCCACCCAACCATTCGGAACCACCGGAGAGTTGCCAGTCACTACGTCGGCGCGAACATATAGCGTGTCGTCAGGGTGCTGATTGTCGCTGCACCACGTTAATTCGCTGAACTCGCCGTTTTCCGGCCATACCCCAGCGGTTTGAAGCCAGATATGCTCTGGCGCATCCTTACATGGCGTATTGGCTGGCAACTTGTAAGCTGTATTTACAAGTTCACTACTGCCATTAATTTTGGCGGCAGCAAGAAAATCTCCATCCTTGATGTCGCCACAGATCTCTTTAATAATTTCAATCTCAGCAGAATAATTGGCGCGACGCTGTAAGGCCTCAAGCAATATTTTGGTAGCCACTCCCTTTCTAAATTTCAGCCCTGGCTCCAGTGATACAGGGCATGGCAAGGTTTCAGGATAATCATTCATCACCTGAGAGTTGCCATCGGCACCCTGAAGCATGGCGGCGCGGCGTAACTTGGCAGGCACGTAAGCCCATACCACGGCACCAGACCTGTCTTTGTTGCTGAGCAGGTCATCTATCGCAGATGCTGCCATGTGAAGCAGGTCTTCATCAGGAACAGATACTGGCGCTGGCTCTGTTTTCCATCCGTGATACCACATGAACGCGCAGTACGCGGCCACGTCACGTGGGTCACCTTTGGCAATATGCTGATGAAAGTGCGCCTGACATTGAGTAGGCCATCCATCCTGTTTCCAGTCTGCGTCGTAGCCATACTTCAACTGAGCCTTATACAGTTTTTCAGCCAGTGCTGTGCAGAAGTCGGTCACTAGCTTCCGGGTGTCATGATGAAGCTCTGCTGGCACTACCGGCGCTGGCGGGGCGGCGTATAGATGGTTAATGCCATCAGGAAGAAGGCTCAAATCAGGTCTATTTTTCCCTTCTATGCGACCAGCATTTATGTCCTGCCCGTCCTCAATTTCAACAAAATAAATAGGCTCAGCTTCGAGCGATGCCAGCGCGATACGCGCCAGCTCAATTCGCTCTTCTCGTGTAACCTTGCAGATATTGTTTCCGTTTGCCAATTGCTCGATACGTTCTCTGGTAATAGTGCTCATGATGCCTCTCCTTTACCGGCTGCGGCGGCGCGGTCGATAATCTTTACAAACTCAGCAGCGCCAACATCACCGAGACCTGCATATTCGCTGATGAACTTTCGCGCTGACTCAATGATTCCACTCTGGTCAGCAATCCGCTTCTCTGCGGCTTCAGCGCGGTCAGTTGCGGAAATCATTGTCTCCTCAACGTCCTTAATCCACTTCTCCTGCTTCGCGATGATGCCTGCCTGCTCAGCGTTGCGCTTCTCTGATGCTTGCCCTAACGCATTAAGAAGCGTTCTTATCTCCTGCTGCTGAGTGGCTATGGTTGAGTCTTTGGCTTCCAGCTCATCCAGCAGCGTCACCGCGTCAAGAGCCATCTGCTGTATGATTTCAACGTCAGCGTGCCCGAGGGTGTAACCAGCTTTCAAATCGGCAACTGCTTGCACTGCCTGTTTGTCGATGTTGCTCATTGGGCGGCCTCCTGGACAGGCATCAGCGCCTCACGGACGCATGGTTTGTAGTAGTGGTGGAAAGCGAATGTCAGGCCGAGTTTTGTCGGTCGGTCATGCTTTCCAAGCAAACCGAGGCGGATGCAGATAGTTGTTGCTGTGTACCCAGAGTGATACCCACTGGCGCGCTTGAGCACTGTCTCAGCCAGAATAGTGCGGAAGTCTTCACGCCCGAAGTTGGTTCCTTCGAATGCTGCATTTACCACTTCATCGGTCAAGTGTGAATCGTCAACAATGCTCACTCTGCACCTCCCTGGCGAAGCTGGGCGGCGAACTTTTTCGCTTCTTTCTGGATGAATAACTTTTTGCTGAAGTTGTGGTACTGACCAAACATCTCCACGCCCTGAGCACGCACTTCAGCCAGGAAAGCGTCGGTGGCCGGGGTTTCAACGCGGATGCTGTCACGCAGGATAAAGAACGCATCGAGCATACCCGTCTCCGGCACTTCATCCTGATGCCACTCATAAGCCTCGAGAGCACGCATCATATCTTCACCGAAAGGTTGAGGGTGCGCAGCCTTCAGCCCCGCATTCTCCGCAGCCAGCGCCGCGTATCGGGCTTCATACTCGGCTAATTTATTGCGCAGACCATCAGCACAGTCATGCGAGCCACTGCGCCCTCTCTGGAAAGAAAATCCGCAGTCGCAATAAAAAACATTATTTTTTTCGGTAATCATGATGTTGCTCCATGACGTTGAACGGCGATAGCTTTGTGCTCGTCGATAATTTCCACGACTTCTGCATGCACCAATCCTTCGAGAGAGATAACACCTGCGTCGCTTATACCAGCCAGGCTGATCAGCTCTACAAGGCGACGCGCTTTCTTAACGCTAATTTCGGGCGCTATAACGCTTCGGGTCACTTTCTTCTTGCCCTTTGCGGCAGCGGAAGCTTTATCCTTCTGAAGAACCTCACCGGCCTTCTCGCCGAACTCTTTAACTCGATCAACGGCAACATCTACGGACACGGTTCCGGATTTAACTTCTTTCTGAACGTCGTGGTTAGCTGTGCTGAGTAGCAGGAGCTTTTCGACAGTAGGAACAGACTTGTTGACCAGTTTTGCTATCTCGCTGGTGGTCTGATTGAAAGCGTTGTGCAACTCCTGAATAACTGCAGCCTGTTCCATATCGGAGAGCGGTAGCTGGTTATTACTGGTCATGATGCGAGCCAGGCGTTGCACATCGTTACCGTTGAACGGCATGATGTGGATGCGGTCTACTGGCTTGCCAGCTTCAGCACAGCGCGCGTAGCAACGACGGCGACGGTGACCTTCAACAACCCACACACCACCTTCATCACGGGCGATAACTTCAATTGGAGGGACAGCACCACCGTTCATTAGATAATGGAAAAGGTCGTCATCAGCCAGGCGGGTACGCTCATCGTCTTCTCGTTTATTGAAACCTTCACGCACATGAATTTGATCGAGGCTGATAAACATCCCGGTATCGGTGCGCTTAATTACACCGGCCTTGGTCATTTGCTTGAATGAGTTAGCCATTAGAGCGCTACCTCGTTAGCCTGAGAAAATACGACAGGCGGCAGCTCACGTAATTCGCGCTGCGCTTCCAGTGAGTGAACATTCGTAGGCGTCTTTGTGCGGCGCTCTTCGAGACGGTCACACTCTTTTGCCCAGCTGGTTACATCTTCACGAAGGGTAGCGTTCTGCTCAGACAGTGCCTTACGCTGCGCCATTGCTTCGCAAAGCGCTACGCTGGTAACATCAAGGCGTGTAGCCAGTTCGTTAACCATCCAGCCGTAAGCGGCAGGTAGGAGAGGGGCGGCCTTACGAGCTGCGTCGATAAGCTGCTCTCTGGTCATGCGTGGTTGTAACTCGGTGACGTTCTGTGTGTTCGTCATGGATAGTTTCTCCGTGTTATAAGCGCTCTGCACAGCGCTGATTTTTGGTTGCACGAATCCCTCGCCTGATGGCGACAAAACATAAAGGGGTTTCGTTTTAGTAAGCACCCGACCAGGGCACTTAATGAAACGGGCGGCTGCCACCGCCAGTTAGCTTCTCCACAATTGGGAGCGCGTTCCCCTGAGTTGATTTAACGACTGCGGCCTCTCAAGGAACTGGCTGAACGCGCTTTCAGTTGTGAAAATGGGCGGTCGACATTAAGGACATTCAAAACTGCCGACCGCCAAGACTACACACAGCATCTGGTACAGCTACTACGGTTTACACAACTGGAAGCGCACTCCGTTCGTTTACTTACCTGTCATCCACAACCGATAGTTGATGGAATGCGCTTTCATGTTATGTGCCGGGATTCCACCGGCTCCCATCTGTTTTTTAAGCCACTCAGATATCGTCTGGGCTGTCACCTGATCGCCACGCTGGTGAAACGTCTCTGGCTGTCGTACACAACTGGCTTGCACATTCCGGCTGCCCGCTGGATCGGGATACTGCCTAAGGAATCCCCAGACCGCTGCGGCACATGTGCCATATGCCGATGACTAGAAGATAATCATTAATTGCGAGTAACGCAAGTATTAAAATGCATATTACGCAATTTTGTGGGCAAAAAAAAACCTCACGTGAGGTCTTTTTTTCCTGTAAATCTTGCTAGCCGTGCCGTTTAAAGGATTGCGACTGGCTTATTAAAACCTTTCCATAAATGTAGAATCTATGCTCGTTATCTTTTGTGATACTCCATTCCCGATATTTTGGATTGTCAGAGATAACAAGAAGCTGGTCAGGAATCATCTGGAGCCGTTTTACGTATATTTTTCCATCAAAACCAAACACATATATACCATCGCCATCAAATTCATTTATGTTGACGTCAACAAAAATGAGGTCTCCTGGCTCGATGGTTGACGCCATACTGTCACCACGAACGTTAATAACTTTAACGCCAGAAGATGACCTGCCTCCAAACATAGTTAATGCCTGATCATTGCTGTATTCAATAGCATGTATGACATCAATAACATCACTGCTCTGTATGTGTCCTGCTCCGGCGCTTGCGCTCACATCAAGTACCTCGACTCTATAAACATCACCAATGCTACGTGATGATGAATCACTTTCACTGTTTAAATATACAGTAGCCTCATTTTCTGCCGAGGTAAATAGGTCAGGGACTTTTACGCTTAAAGCGTGAGCAAGTCGGTTAAGTGTTTGTTCTGAAAACTGCTTTTGCTTGCCTGTTTCCAGGCGGGAAATGTTGGCAGCATCAACCCCCACAGTTTCAGCAAGCTCTGCGATTTTCATGTTCTTCGCGAGGCGAAGTTGTCTGATGCGAGATCCTATATTCATGCGTCCATTACAAGTGTTTTTTGCGTGTCGTGCAAAGCAACTTGCGCAATTCGCCTGCATGGAATAACATGCGTAATACGCAAATAAAGGAGGCTTTATGCAATCACCGTTAAGAAAATTGCGTAAATCGCACGGTATGACCTTGTTGCATGTTGCAACAGGCGTACAGGTCGACCCGGCAACTTTAAGTCGCATTGAAAGATGTGAACAGGTTCCATCAGTTGAACTGGCAGAACGTTTAGCCAAGTTCTTCAAAGGCGAGATCAGCGAATTACATATTTTATACCCGAGCCGCTACCAGGTTGCTGATGACGCATCGGGTAAAGGCAATCGTAATGCGAAAGCAGCCGTCTGAAAACTACCAAAGGAAAAACAACATGGTAGAGCCAAGCCTGAAAGAAGTAGTGAAAGCGATGTGCAAAGCGTACCCCGGAGGCCGTGAGGCTATGGCAGGTGCTCTTGGCATGTCAGTCACGCAGTTCAATAACAATCTGTACGAGAAGAACGGCTGCCGGTTCTTCGAGGTGAACGAGCTGGAAGCGATGGAGGACATTTCAAACACTTCTCTCCTGGCTGATTACTTCGCGCAACGTCGAGGCGCTTTGCTGGTGGATGTTCCGCAACTGGAAGACCTCGATCGCGTAGACCTGTTTACCCGAGCCATGAGAACTGCAGCAGCACGCGGACAGGTCGATCAGATTATCCAGAAGGCCCTGGAAGACGGAGTGATTGAGCCGCATGAAGCTGAAGAGATTAACGAGCATCACCGCCGTCACCTGGCTGCGCGTGAAGAAGAAATCCGCGCGATTGTCGCGCTTTTTAGCCGTAAGAAAAGCCAAAAGAAGTGACGCCCGCGAGTGTGCAGCTCCGGGCGTCGTGGCGTGTCGTATTCAGTGGAGAAACTAACGCATGAACAGTTTAAACCGATTGAGACCAGCGAAGCAATTCAGATGCCTTCCACTGGTGGGAAAAGATTCCCCGTTCGGCTATGTGGAGAGATTAAACGACCAGGCTGGCGTGAACAACTACCAGCCAGAGAACGCGATGGTAGAGGCTTTTGCTCAGATGAACGAGAAGGGGCGTGAAGAATGGCTGAAGTTAACCGGCGATTCAAAGACCACTACGGCGTCCCGGTCCGCGTCATCAGATGGGGGCCAGAGACTCGACGCGTTATATACCTTCGCGAAGGGTACGATCATGAGTGCTTCAGCCCTCTTGAACAATTCCAGCGTAAATTTACAGAGTTAAAGGACGACCATGAGCCTGTTGATGCCATCCCGGCCGATAGTGATTAACCCTGACCTTGCGTACAGCATTGGCCTGAACGAGGCTATTGCGTTGCAGCAGGTGAACTACTGGCTTAAAGAAACCACCTCCGGACTGGAGCGTGACGGCGTGCGCTGGATTTACAACACCAACGAGCAGTGGCTGGAGCAGTTCCCGTTCTGGTCTGAGTCTACGCTGAAGCGCACATTCACCCGCCTGAAGAACCTTGGCGTGCTCAAAGTTGAGCAGCTGAACAAGTCTCAGCGCGACATGACGAACTACTACACGATCAACTATGAAAGCGAGCTTTTAGATGAGGTCAAAGTGACCAAATCGAAGAGTTCAAAATGCACTCTTCCATCAGGTCAAAATGAACAGATGGAAGAGGTCAAAGTGGAACGCTCCATCGGGTCAAAACGAACCGCTCTCATCAGGTCAAATTGCACTGATGTTCTTACAGAGAATACAACAGAGAATACTACAGATATTAAAAACCCTATTTGTCCGGTTGCGCCGCAACCAGACGACATCGATCCGGCAATTCGTGTCTTATCCCATTTCAACGAGGTTACTGGATCGTCATACGGGAAGGGTGGGCGAAACAAAACCGTTTTGGGATACATCAGGGGGAGACTGTCAGAAGACTACAGCGCTGAAGACCTGATGCTGGTGGTGGACTATCTCACAGCAAAATGGGCTGATGATCCAAAAATGGATGATTACCTTCGCCCGAGCACTCTCTTTGGTCCAGAAAATTGCGTTGAGTATTTTGACAAGGCTCAGAAATGGCAAAAGCGCGGAAGGCCTGCGTGTGTCAAAGGGCGTTGGCAACTCGGCGGTAGCGCTGACCCAAACTTTAAGGCCAACTTCCAGAACGTTGATTACAGCGTTCCAGCCAACTCAGGTTTCCGTGTTTCCGGAGGTACTCAATGAGCTTTCTGAAAACAATTCAGTTATTCGTGGCCAATAACCCTGGACTGACGAACAAAGAGATTGCTGCAGCACTGCCGGAGTACGCATTGCACAGTGTTCAGCGTGCGGTATGCCGCCTGGTCATGCTTAACCGCGCTGAGCGCAAAGGTGTGCGTCCTAACTTCCGTTACTACGCAAAGGCACCTGTTGGTCCAATTGGGCCTATTGTCCCGCGCTACCCGGTAGAAAAAGCCGAAGTGATGCCTGAGCCAAAACAGGAAAGCGCACCAAACCCTGCTGTCATTGCGATGATGGACAAGGCTAAAGAGTTATCTGACAAGGGACTTTATCTGCGTGCTGCTACGGTTCTGATGGAAGCATTCAATCGATCAAAGAACGAAACTATGCGAGCCAAAATTCTCAAAGAACGTAAGCGCTGCCTGAGTATGGCTCCGAGGGTTAAAAACACCGGTGATGGATGGTGTCTTGCTGGCCGAGCGAGGAACGTCTGATGAAATACTCTCTGATTTACGCTGATCCAGCCTGGGAATATGGCAACACTGTCAGCAATGGCGCTGCCACCAATCACTACGGCACGATGAAGCTTATCGACATGAAGCGTCTTCCGGTCTGGGACCTGGCTGCCGATGATGCTGTTCTGGCCATGTGGTTCACCGGCACACACACCCGCGAGGCTATTGAACTGGCTGAAGCATGGGGCTTTAAGGTCCGCACTATGAAGGGCTTTACCTGGGTGAAGTTTAACCCGCTGGCAGAGCAGCACATCAACAAAGCGCTTCAGGCTGGTGGAGTTGAGGACTTTTACGACTTCCTCGACCTGCTGAACACGCAGACCCGCATGAACGGCGGCAACTACACCCGAGCCAATACCGAAGACATGTTGATCGCCACCAGGGGGAATGGGCTCGAACGTCAGTGTGCCAGCATCAAGCAGGTTATCTACAGCCCTCTCGGTGAGCACAGCCAAAAACCAGCCGAGGCGCGTTTCCGTCTGGAAAAACTTTACGGTGACGTTCCGCGCATTGAACTCTTCAGCCGCAGCGGTGCGCCAGGCTGGGACCACTGGGGAAATCAGGCTGAGCGGCCAGCCGTTCATTTGTTACCGGGTGTTGTCTGCGCCATCGACTGGGCTAAAGGGGAGGTTGCATGAAGAAGCTTTCTGTCGAGGAAAACAATGCTGTACGTGACGTTGCCCGTCAATGCTCAGATGCCACTAAGAAAGCCCTGAAGAAAAAGCCTAAGCCAAGCTGGAACGAGGCTGTACCTCCGATCCTGAAGGAGTACCACGAGAAGGTTAAACCGATGGGCGTAAGCCTGGTGATGTTCAACAGCGTTATCGGGCGCCTGAACGGGCGCTATGGAGTCGAGTCGTGATCGAATTAACGTCGCGTCAGAGTGAAGTGCTAGACGCCATAGTGCTCTACAAGGACAGAACGGGATTCCCGCCGACGATGCTGGAGCTTGCCGGGTTAATCGGCTGCGCATCACCAAACGCTGCTGCAGAGCATGTGAAGGCGCTTAAGAAAAAAGGTTATATCTCCGTTGCTCCTGGCGCTGCCAGGGGCATTACCATCATCAAAACGGAATGGGATGCAGATCCAATAGCGATCATTAAAGACCTCTTATCCGGTGGAGACCAGGCCAGAGATAAAGCTGTTGAATGGCTAAAGAAACAGGGAGTGACTTTATGAAACTGGTGCTGCCGTTCCCACCGAGCGTAAACACCTACTGGCGAGCCCCAATAAGGGGCCGTTGGCAGGACGCCATCTCATCAGTGCTGCTGGCCGCAAATATCAGAGCGCTGCTTGCGCTGCGATTATTGAACAATTACGCCGCCTGCCTAAACCAACCACAGCGCCAGCTGCGGTGGAGATACTTCTCTTTCCACCAGATGCCCGCCGCCGCGATATCGACAATTACAACAAGGCGCTTTTTGATGCACTGACACATGCAGGCATCTGGGAGGATGACAGTCAGGTTAAACGAATGCTGGTGGAGTGGGCACCGCAGGTACCTGGCGGGAAGGTTGAAATAACGATCGCCAGCTATGTCGAAAATGGTAGGCAAAATAGCAATGCATTGGTACGCGCATGAGTGTTAGATTAAAAAGTGTCAGCGAAGCGGGAGTGCAGACCCGCTCGCACTACAACAAGTGGAGAAACATATGAATCAGTTATTCGTAATTGATGGCGTTTCCGTACGCCGTGATTTTGATGGTCGTTACTGCCTGAATGATTTGCATCGTGCGGCGGGAGGTGAAAAACGTCACCAGCCTTCCAACTGGTCCTGTCTTACCCAAACGCAAGAACTCATCGCTGAAATTTCGAGCGCTCCTGGAATTACAGGAGCGGCCCCGTTGGTCACCCTTACTGGTGGTGTTAACCAGGGGACATTCGTCTGCAAGGAGTTGGTTTATTCCTATGCAATGTGGATCAGCCCGAAATTTAACCTCAAAGTCATCAGAACGTTCGATGCCGTACAGAACCCTGCATCCAATGCGCCGACATCCGACAAAATTCAGGCTGGCGTGATCCTGCTTGAATCGGCGGCGAAAATGCTGAACCTCTCAAACTCTTCAAGACTCGGTGCTTATCAAAAACTCCAGCAGGTAGCGGGTCTTCCAGATCTGATGCCGCATTACGCGATCGATGCACCTGCCGGTGCGCAGGATGGGTCCAGCCGTCCCACACAATCACTCAGCGCTTTGCTTAAAGCAAAAAACATCCGCATCACCGCCAATCAGGTTTATCACATGATGTCCCGCTTTGGGATTGTGGAACAAAAAGAGCGAAACAGTCGGTCTGGAGTGAATGGTGTTAAAAAGTTCTGGTCACTTACTGCCAAAGGCTGCATGTATGGCAAGAACATCACCAGTCCTGCGAACCCGCGAGAAACTCAGCCTCATTTCTTTGAGTCGAAGTTTGCGGAGCTTCTTAAAATAATCGACATCGTAGCCTGAGGTAACAGTGAGAGCATTACTGACACCTGAAGTTGCACCAATGTCCGGGGTGGTTCTGTTCCGCCCTGGCAATGAACTGCTCTGGCTGTTTCGTCAGGGAAGGGTTGTTATTGAGACGCCATCAGAAGCAATCCAGCATTTGCCATCAGGTCTTATTCCAGAGGCACATCAGCCACTGACAGATGATGTCAGTATGCAGGAGCTTTTCCTGAACGAGAGGGTTATTCAGCGTGCTGGCGGTCTTAGCAGTCTTGATGCCTGGCTTGAGCGTAAATTCGAATGTCAGTGGCCCCACAATGAATGGCACTCAAAGGACTTTACGGTGATGCGTCACCCCCCCGGAAGCATTCGCCTTTGTTGGGGCTGTGATAACCAGTTGCGTGAACAAACCACTGAAAGACTGGCAGGAATTGCCATGCAGAACCTGGTAAAATGGTTACTCGAAAGGGTGAATATTATGCTGGGATTCAGCGAAGACCACACCCTGACGCTTCCGGAGTTCTGCTGGTGGATGGTACGCAACGATCTGGCTGACCTTATTCCTGAATCAGTGGCGAGCAAAGCCCTCAGGATTAAGCCTGACTCGCACAGTTCCGTAATGCGGGAAAGCGACATTGTTCCTTCGTTACCGGCGACTGAAATCCTCCAGGAGAAGGTGAAGAAGGTTGTCTCCGTTAAGGTAGACCCTGAGTCACCGGAATCTTTCATGCTTAGGCCAAAGCGCCGCCGCTGGGTTAATGAGAACTGGACACGCTGGGTAAAGTCCCAGCTTTGCGTCTGCTGTAACAAGCAGGCAGACGACCCCCACCACCTGATAGGCCACAGGCAGGGTGGAATGGGTACTAAGGCGCATGACCTTTTTGTGATACCGCTGTGCAGAGCGCATCACGACGAGTTACACGCTGATCCTGTGGCATTTGAAGCGAAATACGGCGACCAGTTAACGCTGCTGTTTCGGTTTTTAGATCGTGCGCTGGCAATTGGCGTACTGGCGTAAGTGGAGACGCAAATGATCAATCCTTCAGAAGTTGGCAAATCCGGCGAGATGGTTCGCCTTCGCACTCTCGAAAGCATCTGGGTACAGGGCAAGCTCCGCATGTGGGGTCGCTGGTCATACATCGGTGGTGGCTCAGGCGGGAACATGTTCAACCAGTTGCTTGCATCCGGAAAAATCACCAAGACCGCAATCAACGATGCGCTGCGCCGTATGAAGAAATCCGGCATCTCCAAACCCGAGCTGGAAGCATACCTGCGTGAAATCCTCGACAGTAAAAACAAAACTGGCCTGGCGTTCTGCTCAGACGAGGAGGGGCTAAAGATTGACGGCGTTATTGCTGCGGTATTGATGAACGAAGAATACCGTGGGCTGTATGGCGTGATTGTTGATCGTCATCGTCTGCGTAAAAGCAAACTCCAGATGGCTAAAGAGCTTAATTCAAAACACCCCGACTGGACCCTTATTACATGCCGTCGTCGCATTGATACATGGGTTAGTCTTGCAGAATCGATCCTTTACGCACCACTTTGTGATGCGTTCGGCACAAATGGCGACAGATTTAAGTTGCATAGTGAGCAAGAAAGTGCTTAAATTGTGGTAGGCTCGGGACAGTAAAGCGTACTGAGCAACAAATCAAAACATAAACCCGCAACTGCTGCGGTTTTTTTATTTTAAGGGGCTGCCTCCGGGTGGCCTTTTTTGTTTCCCCTCGTTCTGAGAGGACTCATGGCGATGATGTATTGACCGCTAGAATGGATTAGTCGTAACTTATTATTGTGGTGAATCCTTTCTAAGCGAAAGGGCGTTCCAGTCAACTGCTATCTGCAGGTATGCGCGCGGCTTTGCTGACTGGGGTAGAGTCACCGGGAGGCACCCGGCACCATGACAACAACAATACAGTTTCAAATTCCTTGAGAGCCTGCCGTAAAAAGCAGGCCTTTTTTTATGAATTTGCAAACTGCTGCTACGCTTGAAATGTGTGTTGAAGGTAATTGCCTGATGGTTCTCCTGAACCGTTGTGAACCAGCCCGATACTGTCTCACTCAGGTCAGTTAGCAAGACTCACGACTACCTACCTTACTTACTAATAGTCACTCATTAGCCCGCCTTCAAAAGCGGGCTTTTTTTATTCCCCTCATCACTGAGAGGATTCACGGCAATAAGAGGGGGACTAGATGTCCGATCCTGTTTCTGGCACGACAGTAGCGGCTGGTGGTCTGATGGGGGCCAGTATGTTCGGTCTGGCAACCGGTATTGATTACGGTGTGGTGTTTGGCGCATTCGCTGGCGCGGTGTTCTACGTCGCTACGGCGGTTAATATCAGCCGCCTTAAGTTGGTGGGCTACTTCATCACCTCATTTATCTTCGGCGTTATCGGCGCACCTTTGCTTGGCTCTTACTTATCCAAATGGACGGGGTACAGCGACAGGCCACTTGATGCGCTGGGCGCGGTAATCGTAGCCGCTATTGCTATTAAGCTGCTGACGTTCGTCAACAGTCAGGATTTGGGTAGCCTGTTTGGAATTCTCTCGCGTTTACGTGGTGGAGGGACCAGCAATGGTGGTAAGTGATCCGAGTGCGATGGCAAACGCAATTATCTCTGCTGTAATCGTTATTGCACTGATGTTCTACCAGCGCGGCGGGGCGAGACATCGCCCTCTGATATCGCTGATGGCTTATTTCACGGTGCTGGTATACGCCAGCGTCCCTTTCCGTTACCTGTTCGGCCTGTACCATGAATCACATTGGTTTGTGGTGCTGGTGAACGTCCTGATATGCGCCGCCGTTCTCTGGGCTCGGGGAAACGTAGCGCGCCTGGTTGATGTACTGAGGCACTAATGAACCAATCACAATTTCAAAAGGCGGCTGGGCTAAGCGCCGAGTTAGCTGCGCGCTGGTTTCAGCCAGTAAGTGATGCGATGAAAGAGTTCGGCATTACCAAGCCGGTAGACCAGGCGATGTTCATGGCTCAGGCAGGGCATGAATCAGCAGGGTTTACATTGCTGGTGGAGAGCTTCAATTACCGCATAGCTGGACTGGTTAACTTCATTCGTGCTGGACGTCTAACCGCTGAGCAGGCAAACGCGCTTGGCCGCCGTCCCGAAGAACGAACATTGCCGATTGAGCGCCAGCGCGCTATTGCCAACCTGGTTACAGCAAACGCAATGGGAACAACGCTCCCGGTGATGGTTGGTTATATCGTGGGCGTGGGCTTATCCAGATTACGGGGCTGAATAACTACCGTGATTGTGGAAACGGCCTGAAGGTAGATCTGGTTAAGCAACCTCATTTGCTCGCTGAAGACGTATACGCCGCAAGAAGCGCGGCATGGTTCTTTGTCACTAAGGGCTGCCTTAATCATTCTGGCGACCTGATTCGCGTGACGAAGATTATCAACGGCGGAACGAACGGACTGGAAGATCGTCGCGCTCGCTTTGGTCAAGCCAAAACCGTACTGGTGTGAGGTTGAGATGGGGATTGAAACAATCATTGGTCTTGCTGCACTGGTTATGGCTGCAATCGCTGGAGCGTTTGGCATTGGTCATTCACGCGGAACTAGCAAAGCGGAAGCGAAAGCAGACCAGCAGCGCACCGAAGAAAAGGCCGCAGCCACTGAAGCAGTAGCCGAACGCCGGGTAGAAGCAACGAAAGAGGCCAGCAATGTACAGCAGACTGTTAACCACATGCCTGATGACGATGTTGATCGCGAGCTGCGCGGAACGTGGAAGCGTCCCGGTGGTGGTTGATACCGCCTGTGACTGGGTTAAGCCAATCTACCTGACCGATCACGACATCGACGTTATGGACCGCCAGACGAAGAAAGACATCCTGGCGCATAACAAAGCGTGGCAGGCAAACTGCCAGAAGGAAACCAGAGCCTCGCAATAGCGGGGCTCTATAACAACTGAGGAATGAGCATGACAGTAGTTCTTACAGCAAAACAGATTGAAGATCTGGCTGTCTTCGCAAAAGAAGACGGCGCGCCTCAATACACCATCACCACGGGGACAATCCCGGAGTTTGAAGCAGACGATGGCGAAATTATCCCTGAATACTCTGGTCTGATCGCGTATTCAGATTCACTTGAGCGTGGCGTGTTACAACTCGACGATTAAGTGGCCATTACAAAGCTCACCTGCTGGTGGGCTTGATAATGGTTATCCCAACAAGCGGATAAGACAATCAATATACCCACCAGAGGATAAACAATGGCTGAAATCACTGTTACACCTGCACAGCAGATCCGCTTAAACCTGCTGACGAACCTGAACTATGACACCGCTGCAGCAGCAGACGCGATTCAGTTTGTTGGAGACGACCCACTGAAGTATCAGCTTTTCGTTAACCAGCTGAGCCGTGTAACTACCGAAATTGGTCCTGTGGCCAGAACCACGAAAGCTATTAAAGCATCGGAAGAAGCCCTGCTGCTGTTTGTAGGTGAATCTGGCAGTTGATCGTCATCGTAAGTAACAGGCCTCGCAGACGCGGGGCTTTTTAATGCGCTTCGCACGCGCAGAACGAAGAGAGTCTTTCAGTAGTGAGCCTGGGTGATGCCGTTAGGTTGCGTTTACCTCTCGGGCGGCATTGCCGTGCGGCAGGCTCACGTCTAAAAGGAAACGCACATGAAAAGTCTTGAAATTAAATATGAGGATGGGAAATACGTACACCTCATTGTGGATGGCGTTATGGTTGAAGGCTTAACCGCAATCAGTTTTAACCATACAGTAGGAGAAAATCTTCCTACTTTGTCAGTAACTACTCAAATCACTGGCAAAATGATGCTGTCTCCTTCTCCTGAAATTGCTATCAATTTGAGCGGCGATCCAGAACTTCTGAAAAAGAAAATTAAAGAATCGGTTGAAGCTAACTCTGGGAAAATCATGCGCGATACTGCTGTAAGACGTTGAGGCACCATGATGAATGTTGAAATTGATGGTGTTAGATATGTCCCGGTAACTTCAGCAGGCGTAAAAATCGGAATAGCTATCACTACCCATAATCGGCCCGAAGTGCTTAAACGTGCCATTGAGCAGCACATGAAGCATCTTCCATCTGGTGCGCTGGTGGTTGTGGTAGACGATGGCTCAAAACCTGCTGCAGTTCTCTCGGATAAAGTGAAGCTTATTCGGCATGATCAATCTATCGGTATTGTCGCTTCAAAGAATGCCAGCCTGACCGCGCTCATGGGCGCAGGATGTGAGCATCTCTTCCTTTGGGACGATGATGCATGGCCAATTGCTGATAACTGGCATCTTCCTTACATCGAGTCACCAGAACCCCATCTGGCTTATCAGTTTCTTGACCTTGCTGGACCACGAAAGATTAACGATATGACCGTCCTGTATTGGGATGATAAACATATCGCTTATACCGGGCAGCGTGGCGTAATGCTTTACTACCACCGAAGCGCCATTGATAAAGTTGGTGGGTTTGATCCGGTATACGGTCGTGGAATGTATGAGCATCCTGATCTAGCGCTCCGTATCCACAACGCTGGTTTAACCTCATGGGCGTTCGCTGATGTGATTGGCTCTGAAAAGCTGATTCACTCAATGGACGAGTACGAAGAAGGCGCTCGTAGTATACCGAGGCCTGAACGTGAGGCGCTCGATAAGAAAAACGCTGTGATTTACGGGCAGCGCCGGGATTCAGGATATACAGGTTATGCTGAGTATCGATCTCAGCGCGACGCGGAAATCACAACGCTGCTTACAAGTCAACCTGACCCGCAGCGTGGTACCAAACTGACGGCCTCGCCAGACATGCTGGCTAAATGGGCCGCATCACTCCGGCAGTGCGGACGTATCGCGCTGGTGGATGAACTGCAGACAGTCCCGGCAGATGTTGAACTTCACCGCGTCCCTGACGTGAAGATGAATGTCTACTTCCGGCGCTGGCTGCATATCTGGCAGCATCTGCGTGATCACCCTGAATACCGGTTCGTCTGGTGTACCGATGGTACAGATGTCGAAATGCTTCGCGCTCCATGGGATGAAATGCAGCCAGGCAAGGTTTATGTCGGATCAGAACCGAAGACCTACGCTGATGCCTGGGCAAAGCAGAACCATCCAGAGCGCATCTATCAGGAGTTTATCGAAGCGCACCGCAACGATGTGATGCTTAATGCAGGGCTCCTTGGTGGTACCCGCGCTGATGTAATGGCGTTTGCTCACAGCATCATCCGCCTTTACTACCGGATCGAGAGTTATCGTTTCTGGAAGAAGGAACAGGCTGGCACCGCAGTAGGCGACATGATGGCGTTCGGAATTGTTGCGCAGTCATTCGCTGACAGGCTGGTAACCGGCCCTCTGGTACACACGGTGTTCAAAACTGAGGGTATCGGTAAGGAGGTTGCATGGTTTCGACACAAGTGAAGTTTGTTGTGGTTGGCCATCATAAGCGCATTGATGCGGCAATGGGATTATGCGGAATACTTGATGCTCACATGCTCATTGACTACGAAGACCATGGTGCTAACTGGAACCATCGACGCGCACTTGAGTGGGCAAACGAGCAAGGCTGCCACGTTGTTGTATTAGAGGATGATGCTCTACCAGTGGAAGGATTTATCTCTTCTGTTTACGACTGGATAGAGCGTTACCCCGATTCACTTATCAGCTTCTATCTCGGTACCGGAAGGCCACCGCAGTATCAGCTTGAGATTGCATCAAAGCTTATAGCTGCTGATAAGTCTCGGTCAGAATTCATCATGCTCACACGATTGATACACGGCGTCTGCTACTGTGTCCCACCAAAGCATATCCAGAAAGTGTTGGATAAATGGAGCCATAGTAAAGCTGCTGATTATGCCGTGGGTGATGCACACGGAGGACCAGTGATCTACCCGTGTTATTCATTGGTTGATCATGCGGATGGTCAGCCGGTTGAACCTGCGCGAGATAAGCAGCCAAGAACAGAACGCCGCAAAGCATGGAGGTTGTATGGGTAAGCTAAAGACTCTACGCCCTCGGTTAAAGTCCATTGATACCCGGCGCATTAAGCCTGTGTATGGCGAGAATAGACGAATAAGCGGAAGTGCAAGGGTTGGGCTCAAACGCAGGATATATGTACGAGATGGTGGCCATTGCTGCATGTGTGGCCGAGTAGTTGACCTTCATGATAGCGAGCTTGACCACCGAATAGCACTGCAGTTTGGTGGTGATAATGAAACCACGAACCTGTGGACTCTCTGTATTGAGTGTCATTCTGGGAAATCGTCCCGTGAAGCAGCAGCAGGTCAGCCAGATGCCGAGGCGCTCAAGCATCCGGTGCCGTCAGGTGAAGGGCAGGCCGGAATCATTGTGATCTGATACTAACGAGAATGAGTATCATCAACATTGAATGTAGTTGCATTTGAAATCATTTTGAATTCAAGTGATATCTATTATCATCAACGCCGGGGGGGGGGTATGGTTGGGTGTCAACGCCGATCGCGCTGGACACCGCGCCCCCTCTCACGCACAGAAAAAATTCCCTTTTGGAGGGTGTTAACGTGTTAACAGGACAAAAGCGCAAATACGCACTGGCGCTGATGTCCGGTTCATCCCAGGCTGAAGCAGCCCGTAAGGCCGGTTATTCCGAGAAAACCGCAAGGTCACAGGGTTCACGGCTGGCAAAAGACCCGGATGTCATCGCGTTTATCAACAAAAAACGTGCTGCAGATCCATATGATGTACCGACCAGGGATGAGAGCACTGCACCACCTCCAGTAGTTAACAGCATAGTAAAAACCTTTGAGGACCCGCTCGAATTTCTTAAGTCGGTAATGAACGACACCTCTGAAGAAATTGACACCAGAAAGGATGCTGCCAAGGCAATGTTGCCTTATCTTCATCCGAAGAAAGGTGAGGGAGGTAAAAAAGATGCCCGACACGCCGCCGCGAAGGTTGCAGCCACTGCCAGTAAATTCGGTGCCATGGCACCACCAAAGCTGGTGGTCAACAATAAGGTGTAACGTATGGCTCAGTGGTCTACCGCCTGCCTCGATTGGGAACGGCGACTAATTGCTGGTGAGTCAATCATCCCGCCACCAATTTTCCCTGATCAGGCGGAGCAGGCGCTTGGTATTTTTCGGGAACTTCGTGTTTCAGACCTGCCTGGTAAACCAACTTTTGGTGAATGTTCTGAGGAATGGGTTTTTGATTTTGTTAAGGCCATCTTTGGTGGCTACGACGCTGAAACTGGGAACCAACTTATACGAGAGTATGGGTTACTGATTTCAAAGAAAAACACCAAATCAACCATTGCTGCCGGAATTATGCTGACCGCGCTCATACTTTGCTGGCGTGAGGATGAAGAACACCTGATCCTGGCCCCAACAAAAGAAGTTGCTGATAACAGCTTCAAGCCAGCGGCCGGAATGATACGTGCTGACGATGAACTTTCAGATATGTTCCAGATACAAGACCATATCAGGACAATCACCCATCGGATTACGAGAAATACCCTTAAGGTTGTAGCCGCTGACACTGACACTGTTTCAGGTAAAAAGTCTGGTCGTATCCTGGTAGATGAGCTCTGGTTATTCGGAAAACGTTCGAATGCGGAAGCGATGTTTATGGAGGCTCTTGGCGGCCAGGTATCACGTAATGAAGGCTGGGTGATCTTTCTTACCACGCAGAGCGATGAACCCCCGGCTGGAGTTTTCAAGGAACGACTGGATTACTGGCGTGATGTCAGGGACGGAAAAATTCCGGACCAAAAAACGCTGGGCATACTCTACGAGTTTCCTGATGAAATGGTAGAGAAAAAAGCCTATCTGGATCCTGAAAATTTCTACATTACAAACCCAAATATTGGGCGCTCGGTCAGTGCTGAGTGGATAGCCGATCAGCTTCGTAAGAACCAGGCCAAAACAGATGGCACTCTTCAGCAGTTTCTGGCAAAGCACCTGAATATCGAAATAGGTATTAACCTTAGAACTGACCGCTGGGCAGGTGTTGATTTCTGGGAGCCGCAAATCAGGCCGGTGACATTCGCCGATATCCTTCAGCGTGCGGAGGTTGCCACTGTTGGTATAGATGGCGGTGGCCTTGATGACCTTCTTGGCCTTTACGTGATCGGGCGGGACAAAAATACTCGTGAATGGATTGGATGGGGGCATGCCTGGGCACATGAAATTGCAGTACGCCGCCGTAAAAGCGAGGAATCCCGTTTTAACGATTTCGTTAAGGCTGGTGATCTGACCATCGTTAAGCGCGTAGGACAAGACACAGAAGAAGTGGCTGAATATGTCAGTCGTATCAATGATGCGGAGCTGCTGGACAAAATTGGTATTGACCCTTCAGGAGTTGGTCAGATCCTTGATGCTCTCGTTGAGGCTGAAATACCTGAAGATTCGGTAGTTGGCGTGAGTCAGGGCTGGCGGCTTGGTGGTGCGATAAAGACCACAGAGCGCAAGCTTGCGGAGGGTGTTCTAATTCATGGCGGTCAGCCGTTAATGGCCTGGTGTGTTGGCAACGCAAGGGTAGAACCCAAAGGTAACGCAATCCTCATTACCAAGCAGGCCAGTGGGAAGGGGAAAATTGACCCACTAATGGCCCTGTTCAATGCCGTTTCGCTAATGGCTCTTAATCCCGAAGCGAAGAAAAAAGATTACCAGGTATTTTTCATATAAATCACACGTCAGTTAATGACCCGCTACGGCGGGTTTTTTCGTTTCTGGAGGACAGTAAATGAAGCTTGACCGCGCATGTACGATCATGACGGTGAAAGCTGTGGATGAGGATAAACGGATAATCACCGGGATTGCCTCCACACCATCACCTGACCGTGACGGCGACATTATGGACCCTGACGGCGCTAAGTTTGGTAGTGAAAACCCCTTTCTCTGGCAGCACGACAGATCACAGCCCATCGGGAACTGCTCTGCAAAAAAGGTAAAAGAGGGTCTTCAGATTACGGCACAGCTCGTAAAGCCTACACCGGACATGCCATCACAGCTGGTGGCCAGGCTTGAAGAAGCATGGGCATCAATAAAATCAGGACTCGTAAAAGGCCTGTCTATCGGCTTCAAGCCAATTAAATACGCGTATCTCGACTCTGGCGGCATCCATTTTCTTGAATGGGAACTACTTGAAGTCTCTGCAGTAACCATCCCGGCTAACGCCGAGTGTTCAATCCAAACCGTTAAATCCTTTGACCGCCAGTTACTCGCCGCGATCGGCACTGAGAACCCGGTGGTTAAAACCATAAATCCTGCTGGCGCTTCAGCACCGAATAAATCTTCTCAAAAAGGAAAACCAACGATGAATATCGCTGAACAAATCAAAAGTTTTGAAAATAAGCGTGCAGCGCTGGCAGCTTCACAAAGTGAAATTATGAGTAAGGCCTTCGACGAAGGTCGTACACTCGATGGTGAAGAAACTGAGAACTATGACAGTGTTTCTTCTGAAATTAAATCTGTAGATGAACACCTGAAACGTCTGCGCGATATGGAAGCCAGTATCGCTTCAACGGCTAAACCTGTAACCAAAGCTGCAAATGGTGAAGTAACCGTGGTCAGTCAGTCCCCGGCTATCATCCGTGTTGAGCAGAAGTTGGAAAAAGGTATCGCGTTCGCTCGCTTTGCAAAATCACTGGCGGCAGGCAACGGTAGCCGTTCTGAAGCGCTGCAGATTGCAAAAAATCAGTACCCAGAAGACACGAAGCTTCATCATGTTCTGAAGGCAGCTGTAAGTGCTGGCACTACGACCGATCCGACCTGGGCCGGCGCGCTGGTGGAATACCAGGATTATGCGCAAGACTTTGTTGAGTTCCTGCGCCCCCAGACAATTATCGGTCGCTTCGGTCAGGGAGATATCCCGTCTTTGCGCCAGGTTCCGTTTAATGTTCGCATCCCGGCTCAAACTTCTGGCGGTTCTGCAAACTGGGTTGGCCAGGGTAAAGCAAAACCTCTGACAAAATTTGATTTTGCAACGATCACCTTCGGTTTCTCCAAAGTGGCTTCTATCGCGGTGCTGACTGAAGAGTTGATCCGTTTCTCAAACCCTTCAGCTGACGCATTGGTACGTAATGCCCTGGCGGAAGCGGTAATCGCACGGCTGGATACAGACTTCATTGACCCTTCTAAAGCGGCAGTTGCTGATGTTTCTCCAGCATCCATCACCAATGGCATTACAGCGATTCCTTCAACTGGTGACCCGGATGCCGATGCCTCTGCTGCATTCGGACAGTTCATCACAAACAACTTGCAACCGAATGGGGCAGTCTGGCTGATGTCCAGCACTACGGCACTTACTCTGTCTATGCGTAAAAACGCGCTTGGTCAGAAAGAGTACCCAGATATGACCATGCTGGGCGGTACATTCCAGGGGCTGCCAGTTATCGTTTCCCAGTACGTTGGTAATCAGCTGGTACTGGTTAATGCGCCTGATGTGTACCTGGCAGACGATGGCGGTGTTGCGGTTGATATGTCTCGCGAGGCTTCTCTGGAAATGCAGAGTGCTCCGACCCATGACAGCACGACACCAACTCCTGTTGAACTGGTATCCATGTTCCAGACGAACAGCGTGGCGATCCGAGCTGAACGCTGGATCAACTGGAAACGTCGTCGCGATGCAGCCGTAGCAGTTATCTCTGACGTTGATTACAGCACTGGCTCTACAAGCTAAAAAGGAGGGCGGGGGAAACCCCGCCATTTCAGATGGCAAAAATCAGATACCTTCAGCGTACACATGACTCATTGCCAGGCGATGAGAAAATTGTGAATGACCAGTGCGCAAAGGTGCTGGTTCTGCTGAAAAAAGCGGAATACGTGACCGGCAAAAAAGCAGGGGTACGTAAAACCAAAAAAGAAAACGCGGAGAACGGCTGATGTGGAACCCTTTTAGACGGAAAGAGAAAGCGCTACATCAACCACCATCCGGCGTATGGACTCCACTTTTTTCTTTCGTTCGTGAGCCATTTGGTGGGGCATGGCAGCGAAATATGGAAGTCAGGAATGAAACTGTACTTTCATACTATGCAGTGTTTTCCTGCATTACGTTGATAGCCAGTGACATTTCTAAGATGTCACCTGCTATTCAGTCAAAGGATTCTAACGGCATCTGGAAGGATGTTTCTGATGCCAGTTTCGACACTCTTATCGCCAAACCAAACCAGTTTCAGAACACGATTCAGTTCTTTGAAACATGGATGAACTCGAAACTTTCACGCGGTAATACCTACGTGATGAAGGTAAAAAATAATGCTGGAAAGATTACTGAGCTCCGTATTCTTGATCCGGATAAAGTTATCCCTCTGGTTGCTGATGATGGTTCTGTATTTTATCAGATCAGCCCTGACCAAATTAGCGGACTACCTACACAGGTTACTGTGCCGGCACGAGAAGTTATTCATGACCGTTTTAACTGCCTGTTTCACCCACTGATTGGTATTTCACCTATCTACGCCTGTGGCCTGGCTGCAATGCAGGGTAAACACATTCAGGAAAGCTCAGCATTCTTCTTTAAAAACGGTGGTAAGCCCAGCGGAGTGATAACCATCCCCGGCACTGTTGATGCTGAAAAAGCAACAGAAATTAAGAAGGCATGGGATGCAGGTTATACCGGTGAGAACGCAGGAAAAACTGGCCTGCTATCAGGTGGTGCTGAATATAAAGCAATAACCATGTCAGCAGTGGATGCACAGACTGTAGAACAGCAAAAACTCTCCGCTGAAATGGTGTGCTCAGCATTTCACGTACCGGCATACAAGGCTGGAGTCGGTGAAATCCCAAGTTCAGACAACGTTGAAGCACTTGAACAGCAATATTATTCACAGTGCCTTCAGGTACTCATTGAGTCAATTGAGGCACTGCTTAAGGAAACTTTCGACCTTGGGACAAATAAGCGCGTTGAGCTTGATATTGGAGCATTGCTGCGCATGGATAGCGAACGCAGGATGAAAGCATTAGGTGATGGGGTTAAAAACACTATTCTTACACCAAATGAAGCACGTAAAAGCGAAAACCTTCCTCCAATCGAAGGTGGTGACTCTCTCTTCCTGCAACAGCAAAACTATAGCCTTCCTGCACTGGCCAGGCGCGATGCGTCAGATGACCCATTTGGTAAAAATACTTCTGATTCTACGCCACCTGCGAAATCAGCCATTTCTCTGGTTGAAAAGTCATTCGTAAAAACTTCACTGAGAGGGATTATTAACAATGGATGAGCGCGAATTATCTATCATTCAGGCGATCGGTGAAGAGGTGAGGGATATCATCACCACTATGAAATCTCAGCTTGAAAGGGAAGTGAAGAGTCTCGTTACTGATGCGGTGAAGGCTGCTGTAGCAGATATTCCAGCACCGGTAGTTCCAGAGTTGCCAGACGTTACGCAACTGGTAAGGGATGCGGTGAAGGCCGCCGTGGCCGAGATTCCGGCACCAGTGGTTCCTGATTTGCCAGATGTGACGCAACTGGTCACAGATGCGGTGAAGGCCGCTGTGGCTGAGATTCCGGCACCGGTAGTTCCAGAGTTACCCGACGTTCCTCAGTTGGTTGCTGATGCAGTTAAAGCAGCGGTTGACGAGATGCCAGAACCTATCACCCCGAGCGATGGTCGAGATGCCCTGCAAATTGAATTAGAACCGTGCATTGATGAAACAAAATCCTACCCGCGTGGAACATATGCGACTCACAAAGGAGGGCTATGGCGTTCTTATCAGAAGACCGTTGGAATGCGCGGATGGGAATGCATTGTAGACGGTGTTGCCGGGGTCAATATCCAGCAGGATGAAGAACGTCTCTTCACTATCTCACTTGAAAAAGCCAGCGGCCTCGTTGAAGTAAAAACGTTTACTATCCCGGTCACCATTTACCGCGACGTTTTCAAGGCCGGTAAAGAGTATGAGCCCGGAGATACCGTAACATGGGCTGGTTCGCTATGGCACTGCAATGAAAAAACTGCAGATAAGCCAGGTGAACCAGGTACAAAAGGTTGGACGCTTGCAGTTAAAAAGGGGCGGGACCTGAGGGATAAACCATGATTGAACTGGTAGACATTGACGAAGCAAAGCTTCACCTTCGAATTGATGATGATTATGGCGACTCCGATCTTGAGATGAAAATACAAGGCGGAAGCGCTGCCATATTGTCTTTCATTCAGGGAAGTCGTGAGCTAGTTGTAGATAGTTCCGGGGTTCTGGTAGAGGGAGAGCCGCTTAAGCGCTGCCAGACAGCCTTGCTTGTTTTGCTTGGCTATCTGGACAGGAACCGTGGCGGTGAGGAAGAAGAAAAACTGAAGCAGGGTGAACTCCCTTACGCTGTCACCATGCTTATTTATGACCTTCGAAGGCCGACAATAATTTAAGGAGTTGATATGGCTTGTGCAGGTTGTGCCCGCCGCCGTGAATGGATAAAGAAATGGATGAAAAAAGCCTATGAACGAGCAACTCGCAACAGAACTCCTGGCAGCGCTCAAAGCCCAGACGGCAGCTCAGACAAAACAAACTGAGGCAATTAACCGTCTGGCTAACTCTAATGAGTCACTTTGCAAATTGATAATGCAAACTCTGGCCGAAGAAGTTGAAGAGGATAACCTCCCTCAGCAAACTTACCTGAGTGACAAAAAAGTGAGGTGAAGATGAACCTCGGAAAATTGAGGCACAGGATCAGCATTGAGCGGCGAACGGGTGTGCAAAACTCTTATACCGGCGCTATGTCCTATTCCTGGGAAAAAATTGCAGATGTTTATGCTGAAGTAACACCTGTTTCCGTCAAAGAGTTCATCACCTCTCAGGCCGCTAATGTTGAGTTAATTGCCCGCGTAAAAATACGCTATCGGGAGGATATTCAGAATCAGGACAGGATTACTTTCCGTGGTAATATCTACGCTGTCGAGGGTGTTCTTCCTGACCCTGATAGTGGGCTTGAATACCTAACTCTCCCATGTTCTCAGGGGGTGAAAGATGGCTGATGGAGTTGAAGTAAAGCTCGATGGTCTTGATTCACTGTTGGGAAAGCTTGATGCGATAAGCGATGACCTTCGGCGCAAAAGCGGTCGTTCAGCCTTGAGGAAGGCTGGCAATATCATTGTTAACCAGATTAAAAATAACGCCTCGCGTCTGGATGATCCTCATACCGCTCGTAACATATCCGATAATGCAGCTATCAGATGGAACGGAAAGGTATTCAAACTAACTGGAGATCTGGGTTTTCGCATCGGAATTCTTCAGGGGGCTGTACTTAGAAAACATCCAAGCATGTCCAAAGATGCTCCGACACCTCACTGGCGACTTCTGGAATTTGGTACTGAAAAGATGGAAGCCAGGCCTCTTGTTCGTGCAGCAGCAAATTCTCGTCTCACTGAGGTCTTCAATTCTTTTTCAGTTAACTATGAAACCGGTATAGACAGAGCTATTCAGCGAGCACAGAAAAAAGGAGTGCCGCCATGATCCCACCGATATTTCCTGTCTGTGCAGCCAGCCAGGCGGTAACAGATCTTCTCGGTTCTGACCCGGTTAGGCTTTATCCATTTGGTATGCAAAATGACAATGTCACTTACCCTTATGCAGTGTGGCAGACCATACCAGGCGGAGAGCCAGAAAACTTCCTCAATCAGATCCCTGATATTGACCGCTTCTCCTTGCAGGTTGACATCTATGGCAATACAGATGAAGAAGTCATTGCAGTAGCAACAGCGATCAGGAACGCAATCCAGACTAAAGCCAACATTACCAGATGGGGTGGACAAACTCGCGACCCCAATACCAACCGTTACCGATATTCATTTGATGTCGACTGGTTTGTAAAACGATAAACCAAACCCTTCCACTCACCGGCCTTGAGCCGGTTTTTTTATTTCCGGAGATAACTATGTCAGTAGTGACTCAAGGCACACAGATGTATGTGCTCGCGAATGGTGTCGTGAGCGAAATTGAATGTATCACTTCGTTCTCACCTGGAAGTAGCCCAGCGGATCAGATTGAAGATACCTGTCTCAGCGAACGAAGCACGCGACAGTACAAAAAGGGGTTGCGTACTCCTGGACAGGCCACTGTCGCTCTGAACGCAGATCCAGCCAACGACAGCCACCTGCTGTTAAGCAACCTTGCTGAATCAAATGACCAGCAAAATTTAACATTCGCGATTGGCTGGTCGGACGGTGAATCAGTTCCGACTGTGGCGACCACAGGTGATCCTGATGCGGTTGATGGTTTGGTTCTTCCAGACGATCGTACCTGGTATGTATTCCAGGGTTATGTGTCTGACTTCCCGTTCGACTTCCAGGCTAACACCGTTGTTCAGACATCGGCGACTATCCAGAGATCAGGGCAGGGCGCATGGATCCCTAAAGCGGAAGCGACAAGCTAATTCTCTCATTAACCTGAGCGGGGGGAACCCCGCCTTTTGACGGAACAAAGAAATGAAACTGACGCTCGACACGATTAAAAATGCAGGTGCATTTACGGGCCGCCCGGTACAGAAGGAAATTGAATGGACCGATAAGGACGGGAACAAACATATAGCTACCACGTATGTTCGTCCTATTGGATATCATTCCGCCAAGTTTGACATTCTTGCATTGAGCGGCAAATCAGACGGTGTTGCTGGTCGCATTGCATCCTCCATTTGCGATGAGAATGGCGAACCTGTTTTCACTCCTGACGATATTACAGGGCATGCTGATCCTGAACGCGGCGCGCTGGATGGAAGCCTGACTATTGCCCTGCTTGTAGCCATTCAGGAAGTTAACTCTCTGGGAAAGGAGAGCTCAGTGCAGAAGACGAATTCTGGTGTGAATTAGTCCTCAATGGCATCGGTGGAAGGACCATTGCTGAAGCCCAGGAGTTTTTGAGTATCAGGGAATATCAGGTTTGGTCAGCGTATCGTTCTAAATTCGGCAGCCTTAACCCAATGATGCGCACTGAATGGGCTGCCGGTTTGGTTGCTTCTGTGCTGGCAAACATCAACCGGGGAAAAGACACCCCACCTTTCAGCATTACCGACTTCACCCCCCACATCAACGCGCCCGCGATCACTCTCGAAGAGGCCATGAAGGAGTGGACATAAACTATGGCTGGGAAAAATCTCGGTACACTGACTATCGACCTGATTGCAAAAACGGGTGGATTTGTCTCTGGCCTTAATCAGGCTGAACGCGCTTCTGCAAAGTGGAGTAAACAGGTACAGGATGATGCAGCATCTGCCAGTGCAGCGCTGGCTGGTATAGGTGCAGCAGCCGTCACTGCAGGTCTGGCTGTTGGTGCGGCTGGCTTTCAGTTACTGAAAAGCACTTCCAAACAGATTACCGAAACAGACCGTTGGGCAAAGTCTTTAAGGATATCAACACAGGAGCTATTAGCCTGGCAGTTTGCTGCTGAAAAGGCAGGTGTATCCGGCGATCAGATGGCTGATATTTTCAAAGATATCGGCGATAAGATTGGTGATGCGGTACTCAATAAATCAGGCGAAGCTGTTGATGCTCTTAACGCTCTTGGGTTGTCAGCTGAGAAATTGTCAAAAGTAAGCCCTGACAAACAGCTTCTGGCAATTGGTGAGTCTCTTGGCAAAATTGGCACCAATGCCGAGAAGACAACAATCCTCGAAAGTCTTGGTAATGACCTTTCAAAACTGCTTCCTTTGTTTGATAACAATAACGAAAAACTTAAGCAGTTTATTGATCTGGCGAAAGACTATGGCGTAGCCCCCGACCCGGCGTCGATTGATGACCTGGTTAAAGTTAACCAGCTATTCGAAGACATGGAAGCTCAGGTAGCTGGTCTGAAGATGGAGATTGCAGCGGGTCTGGCAAAAGTTGACCTTACTCCATTGCAAAACTCTCTCGATAAGCTTCACGACGTACTGACTGATCCTATGGTATTGCAGGGCATTTCTGATCTCGTCTCTGAGGTCGCTCAGCTTGCCGGGTGGTTGGTTAAGGCTGCCGGAGGAGCAGGGCAACTGGCAGCAAGTACAAGGAACCGGTTTGCTGCTTTAAGCGGGAAAATCGATCTCACAAATATCGACCAGGTTAATGAGAGAATCGCTTACCTTCAGAAAAATATTGAAGGTCGAGATGGAATGTATTCCCAGGGTAAATCCATGTTTGCATGGATTACTGGTGGCGATGACAGCGTTAAGGCATTGAATGACGAGTTAAACGATCTGCTAAAAACCAGGGACGAACTAGCAAAACCAAAGCCAAGTAATCTTCCTCTCGGGGCCGCCACCGTAGGGACAGACAAACCATTTGCTCTTCCACCTGGTGGCACCAACGGTAAAGTCACCCCTGATGCAGGTGTAAAAAAACTTGAGTCTGCATTCAAGGCGCTGGAAACAAGTTATCAGCGTCAAATCGCGTTAATAGACGTAACAGGGAAAAAAAATCAGGAAGTAACTGAGGTTGAAAAACTCAGATTCGAGTTAATAACTGGCAAGCTAACCGGCATTAATGCCGCGCAGCAGGAGAGGCTTCAGCAATTAGCTACTGAGGTTGACAGGCTGAATGCTCTCAAAAAAGCCAATGAAGAAAACCTGAAGCTTGCAGAGTTCGCGGCAAATCTCAGAAAGCAAAATCAAAATGATAAGTCTGCCAATGACTCAGAATTCGTTGGTGCTGGCATGGGCAAGAAAACCCGTCAGCGCATGCAGGAGTTACTGGATATCCAGAGCGGGTTTCTTGAGAAACAGGCCGATCTCCAGAAACAGTATCAGAGTGGTGACATAACAAAATCGCTGTATGACAAGGAAACTCAGTCGCTGCAGGATGCACTGAATGAACGTCTGGAAATACAGGAGGACTATTATCAAAAATCTGATGACAAAATGGGGGACTGGCAAAGCGGAATATTCGACTCGTTGAATGATTATGCTGAGAAGTCTTCTGACTATTATCAGATTGCCGCCGATGGGATGACAACTATTCTTGATAGCGCAACGTCTTCCATAGCAGATAACCTTCAGGACTTAATCACCGGTGCTGAAGATTTAGGTGATTTCTTCAGTAATATTTTTGCTGACCTTGGCCAGGTTGTTATTAAAACACTCACTGAGATGGCTGCTCAGTGGCTGGTGTATCAGGGCGTTCAGTTGCTGGTTGGTAAAACTGCTCAGGCTTCTGCAGCAGGAACATTGATAGGTAATGCTCAGGCTACATCTTTCCAGGCTCAACTTGCAGCCTACGCATCAACAGCGGCAATCCCTATCGTTGGTCCAGCGCTTGCGCCTGCATCAATGGCAGCAGCAGCAGCTATAACTGCTCCTCTGGTAGCAGGTGTCAGCGTATCAGCTCTTTCTGGTATGGCACACGATGGTATTGATAGCGTTCCTGAAACCGGGACATGGTTGTTGCAGCAAGGTGAGCGAGTTACTACGGCGAAGACAAGCGCAAAACTGGATGCCACTCTGGATCGAGTTAATAAGCAAACCAGTAATGGCGGTGGAGGGACATACGCACCTCAGATTTACGTGAACGGTGATCCTGATGCCAGAACTATTGAGATGCTAAAGCAAGCTGTAAGGGATGGTGCTCAGCTCGGCTATAAGATGGTGAATGACGATCTGGCAAGCGGAAAGGGTAAGACATCAAAATCTCTTTCTGGTGGCTGGGGAGTAAGGAGAAAGGCTGGCTAATGGCAATCACAACCAACATAAACTATCCGCATGATTACCTTCCAGTTCCTCTTCAGGAAGGATACGGGTTGAAGCCGGTAAGTCCGTTAATTCGGACAACTCTTACGTCGGGACGAGCCAGGCAACGCCGACGTTATATGTCTACCCCCACTATGGCCAGCGTAACCTGGACGCTTACTGAGAAGCAGGCCCAGACCTTTGAAGCATGGTTCAGAGATGCTTTAACTGATGGGGCTGCATGGTTCAACATGAACCTCCGCACTCCGGGAGGTGAATCACCAAAGGTCTGTCGGTTCACTGATATCTACGATGGCCCGAGTCTTATCGGCGGAAATTACTGGCAGTACACCGCCGAGCTTGAGCTATATGAACGTCCTCTGCTACCGCCGCCATGGGGTCAGTTCCCTGAGTTTATTGCAGGTATGGATATTATCGACATTGCTCTTAACAGGGAGTGGCCAGAAGCATGACTGTACTGAACAGGCTTTACGCCAGCAGTGGTAGTGAGGTAATCATTGATACTCTGCAAATAACTGTCGGCAGTCAGGATTATTGGTTAACGCGCGGATGGGACGACATCACAGTGACGCTTGAGAGTGGCCAAAAAGCTACTTTCCTGGGGTCAGCGATAGACATCGCTCTTCCGGCACGAAATGCTGATGGCACACAAGATCTGAAGTTTGCTATCAGCAACATCGACGGAGTGGTTTCAACTGCTATCAGGAATGCTCTTGATAACCTGAATAATGCGAGCCTGACCTTCAGGCGTTATGTTTCTTCTGATCTGTCAGCGCCAGCTGCGCCACCTTATACGCTCGCTATTAAAAACGGGTCATGGACAGCTACAGAGGTACAGATTACTGCTGGATACATGAATATCCTTGATACAGCCTGGCCTCGTTACCGTTACACCCTTCCAGACTTCCCTGGTCTTCGTTATCTGACGTAAGGACTACCCATGTTTGATCCTGATAAATACCGTTCAGTCACCTGGCTGAAAGGCGGTCGCGTTTATCCTGAACTTGACTGTTTCGGGATAGTAAATGAAATCCGTCGAGATCTTGGCCTTAAGTTGTGGCCTGAATTCGCAGGGGTGACGAAGGATGATAATGGCCTTGATCGGGAAGCAAAATGCCTGATGTCTGCACTGGAACGATGTGAACCATCTCCCGGCGCGGGTATCGCCTGCTATTCGTCTGGGATGGTCACTCACGTTGCGATAGTTGTTGATATTGGCGGTTCACTGTACGCAGCAGAATGTAACCCTAAATCGAACGTAACGTTTCTTCCTATTTCCCGTTTTGAAAGGCGATTTGTGAAGGTGGAGTATTATCAGTGACGATCAGAATCTTTCCCTCTAGGTTACCTGGCGAGCCACTTGAAACTTATGATCATGGCGATACAACATTGGCAGCGTGGTTTTCAGAAAACGTCGAAGGCTGGGAACTCAACAGACAACATCCAATTGCTGTCGAAGTTAATGGCGAGCCAGTCCAGCCAAAATATTGGCCAGAACATGTAATCACTGCTAAATGCAATGTAAGCATCTATCCCGTTCCTTATGGCACTGGTCTTGAAATAGTCGCCTGGGTTGCTGTTGGTGTAGCTGTAGCCAGCGCTGCTTATTCCATTTACATGATGAGTAGCATGCAGGCTGGCGGATATAGTCAGCCCGGGAACGGAGATCAGATTGACCTTAATCCGGCGAAAGCGAACACAGCTAAACTTGGTGATCCAATTCGTGAAATCTTCGGGAAGTATCGCGTTTGGCCTGATTATATCGTTCAGCCAGTCAGCCGTTTTGCCAATAAAAAAGACCTTATAACCAGCATGTTTTTGTGCATCTGCAGGGGAGAGTGTACGCTTCCTGCATCGGAAATTCGTATAGGTAATACCCCTGGCTCAGCATTTGGTGCTGATCTTTCATACACGATTTATCCGCCTGGTGCAGATGTCTCTGGTGATTCGAGAACAGAGAACTGGTTCAACTCACCGGAAGTAGGCAATACGACATCTGGAACTGCTGGTCTTGATCTTAGTTCAAGTGGTCCTGATACTGTCAGCGTCGTTGCAGATGCACTACTTTTCAATGGAAATACTGTGACATTGATAGGTTCATCTTCTTCTGACGATGATACTGAAATTCCTCCGGCCTGGACGACTGGTACAATCATTGATATTAAGGCTCCAGACACATACACCGTTGATTTAAATAATGGTTACAGTGTCATTTATGGCTCTGTTTCAGAAATGGCACCAGTTGTCGGAATGGCTATGACACTGGAGTTGAACAACGATACGTATGATTTATACGTAGCTGCATATAGCCCGGCAGTTCCCGCAGTTCCAGGTGTGGGTGGTAGCACCGCAAGTATCGCGGCCAGCGCCGCACCTACGACCTATGATTTCAGTAGTATCCCACAGACTTTTACTATCACATGGAAAGGCGTTACCTATACGGTTTCGCTAACCAGCAATTACGTTTCCATGAGTGGTCTGGTTAATGCGATTACAAGCCAGATAAGTGCTTCTGGTTTGAGAGCGCGTGACAACTCTGGTCGTATTGTGATTGATGAGCTGAGTAGCCCATATGCCGGTGGTTCTATTGGCCACAGTTCTCTACCAGTGAGTGTATTTGGTTCCTCTCCGGTTGATACAGCTGGTGTGGCTTCATCAGGTGGTAGCGCTGCTGTCCCGGCAAATCTGCGTCTGGCTTATGACTCTGCAACAGGTACTAAATTCTCAGGGATACCTGTCGGTTTGCAAAGGCTTACTCTTTCTCCAACCGATTATAGTTATAAAATAACCGGCATTTCAGGGTTAACGATTACTGTTGGTCGAGTTCACGTAACAACCGACTCTTCAGGTAATACGGTGACCACTGATGATCCGACCTGGCCTGGATTTGTGCAGAGAACGGTACTCGATGGCACTGTAACAGGAATCAATGACGATTATGATTGGGTTGGGCCATTCCTGGCATGTCCTGATGGTGAAACAACAAATCGTATAGAGATAAATTTCAACTTCCAGAATGGTCTCGCTAAGTATAATGACAAAGGGAAAAAACGTGCCCAGGCTGTCACTATTCTTGTTCAGCACAGAATTACTGGTTCAGCAACATGGACCGAAAAGAAATTTCGCTACTCTGATGCGATAGAAGATCAGATTGGATTTACTGAAGCTATATCTGTTACTCCAGGTCAATATGAATTACGTATGCGTAGAGAAGCCCCGCCTGCTGGTGGTTCTGCACGCGACCAGGTTTTCTGGCAAGCTTTAAGAAGCAGGCTATCAAAAAGGCCATCCAGATATCGCGATGTGACAACAATAGCACTGAGCATCAGGACCGGTAATCGTCTTGGAGCACAATCAGACAGGAGGGTTAACGTAACCCCAACAAGGCAATACGAAGACGGCTCATCAAGAAGTATAAGCGGGGCTCTTTATCATGTACTTACTTCATTAGGTTATCAGGAACATGAAATAGACAGAGCCGCAATTGACGAACTTGAATCGACATTCTGGACGCCGCGCGGAGAGACATTTGACTTTGCGACAAGCGATACAATGTCGGCACTGGATATGCTGAAAACCATTTGTAACGCCGGGATGGGCTATTTCTTGCTTTCTGATGGAATGGCATCAGCCGGAAGAGAAGGTATCAAACCATGGACGGGAATCATCACACCGCAGGAAACTACCGCAGAGTTAACAACTTCTTTCAAGGCTCCTAATGAGGATGATTATGATGGAGTAGATGTTACTTACATCAGCGAACTGACATGGGCCGAGGAAACCGTTCAGTGTCGCCTGACCGGAAACCCATCCCCTAAAAAAGTTGAGAACTTCCAGCTTGATGGCGTTCTAAACCAGGATAGGGCATACAGAATAGGAATGCGCCGCCTGCTAGGTTATCAATTGCAAAGGCTGTCACACGATACATCAACAGAAATGGATGCTCTGTGTTACCAGTTTATGGACAGAGTAATTTTCACCGATGACATACCGGGAAATAAGACATTGAGTTGTCTGATTGAGGATATGAGTTATGACAGTAGCACCATAACCTTGACGCTCAGTGAGCCGCCAGACTGGAGTTTTCCAGACCCAAGAGTAATTATCAGGGACCAGGAAGGTAAAGCTTCAGCGTTACTTGTGCCAACACGGATCGACGACTTTACTCTAACGGTTCCGTACTCCTCTGCATTATCTCCAGAAACATGGATCATGGATGACCCAGCAGTAGAGCCATTGCGTCTAATGTTTTGCTCATCTACACGTGTAGGTTATGACGCACTGATAGGGGAGATATCTCCAGGCAGTGATGGAACAAACGATGTGACGGCGATTCAGTATTCCCCTGAAAAATACCAGTATGACGACGCAACATATCCTGGAGATGTCGTTTAATCTGAAATTAATAACAAACCCGCTACGGCGGGTTTTTTTATGCCCGGAGCATGCATGACCATCTACAACACTAATAACCCACTTGGTTCAACAGACCCACGTGATCTTTATGATAATGCTCAAAACTTAGATCAGGCGACTAATACACTCACTGATGAAGAGTGGTTAGACAGATTTGGAGTATCTCGCCTGACCTGGTTTGGCATGGAAAAAAGATACCAAGAAAAATTAGCATCAATGGGGTGGGTATTACTTGATTCGTTTCAAGATGGTAATACCCTTACGAGTACTGACCAGGCCTTGCGCTGGGAATTTCCTGATGGTGATGGAGAGTATTATCGTTGGGGAGGTGTACTGCCTAAAATTGTTCCATCAGGATCAACCCCTGCAACAACAGGCGGGATAGGTTCTGGAGCGTGGATCGGTGTTGGCGACGCATCTCTTAGAGCAACTCTGGCAGCATCCACGGGGTCTGCGCTGGTCGGTCACGAAGGACATACCGTTGGTCAGTATCTTGACGGCGTTGGGAAGATGGTATTCCCGGGAGATGATCTCAAGGCCGCTCTCGAAAGTGCCAACAATGGTGACACGGTTATCGTTGCTGGGGATGTGACACTAAACCAATCTGTCATCGTGCAAAATGCTGTTCAGCTGAAAAGGGTCAACGGTGGAAGGATCCTCTGGAACGGACCTGGAATAAACTGCATCCGCTATAACCCACCAACCAAGAAAATAATAACGACTCCTGTTCAGTTTCTTCAGGGTTACAATTCTGCCACTTTCCCGGATGGACATGGTTTAGTTGTCGGTGACTGCCTGGAGGCCCATTCAACATCTGTAAGGTTTACCGATTTAAGTGGAAGCAATTACACTCGTGGGCAATTCTTCTGA